ATATAACCTCAAGTTTTCTGTATGCTAACAGAAAGGAAATTTTTTAATTCTTGAAATATTCTAGAATGACTCGCCCAGATAGGATATTTGGAAATGTAAGCCCAGACTCAATATGTATATTTACAGTGGTCACCCAAACAGATAAAAGATCAGTCCCCCATGGCCCTACAGAGGGCACAGGCCTCCAGTCTGGAGCATCAGTGGCTACAGTGCCATAAATATTGGCGAAATCAGTCATGCCAACGATGCCATGAGCAATATTTACGACAGCCCCTGTAGCAATAGGCCCAGTTTCAATTACCTTCCTGAAAACAAATCTTTTAATCTTAGGATTGACTAAATCATAAAATTGCTGCCCATCATTTGTCTCAAAAGTCTCATATTGTGCATTTTCTTTCAGGTTAAGTTGAAGAGCAATATCTGTGTAAGCTTTAACAAGGACCCTTTCAAGCTCAGGAGGCTTTTGAACAGGGAAGTTGACATAAGTAGGAAGGTATGTGGATGTCATTAAGCTGTCATCCTTGCATTTGGTGAAAGGTAGAGGGTCATGGCATGCATCACAAAATCACTGTTGGTAATATCGTAGGAGGACATCTGGATATTGTCCATTTTTAGCTGGAGTTGGAAGTTTTGTGAGATAAAAGGTGAGAAAAACCTATGCCATATTTTAGTTTGGCTACCTTGATTGGGATAAAGGATTGTGTTTTCTGCTGAAGTGAAAAGGTCATTATTACCTAAAAGACCTTGGTTACTTGCTACAAGAGGGTCATTTATGGATAGAGGGTTCTCATTTTCATAGAATACACAAGAGAGTTGCCCATCAGTGGTGGTGTCTAAAAGAAAATCTATATAAGGAACAAGATTTTGTTTTCCTTGTTCATAAAATGGAGAAAAAACCTTAGTCATTATATCGAAATTTTGAACAATAGTTATCTTTCCTCCTCCTAAATATGTCCCTCCAGGAATCAATGGAACAGGGATAAACGCATTGGTAGTAGGATCCCAGGTTTCAAGAAAGAACGTATTGAGATTAGGGGCTATAGAGAATAGGTGATAGGCATCTTGTGTCGTTGATGTGTTTAAGATTGTAGGGTTGGTCCCTGGAGCCCCTGTCCCTATAATCCCTGTAATTCTAACCCAGTAATCAGCAATCCCAGTGTTGAAATTGTGATTTGGAACAGTGATGATGGCTGGAGCGCCTGATGTGATAGCAGTTATGGCCAGGGAAGGGCTGTTGAGAACCTGTACGTTCAACATTTCTACAAATCCCTGCTGATTACCTGCTATAAAATTTGTAGAGTCAACCCGCACTGAGGGAGGGAATTTGGCGGTAGGAGTTTCAATAAAGAATTTTCCAAAACATGTGAAAGAGTCATTAAATCTTGCATAACTATTGTTTCTATAGTTAAAAACCATTACTTGATTGTTGAAATTTGGATTGACTGGATCTTCTATATTAAGAGGAAGATAGGTATAAGACCAAAACGCTAACTCATTAATATAATCTCTTATACCATAAGTTCTAAAAGGCGCTGGTTGATTGCTTAAGTATTCATCTGGAATATTTAAGTCAATTCTATCAACAGCAGTTGAATCGTCTGTTGTAATCCCCTGTCGTCCAAAAGAGAACACGCCATCATCAAATGGAATTAAACTGAATGGTGAAGAAGCCCCAAAGTTTGTATTGATCTTTTGCACTGTAAATGGGGCGACCTGATCTCCAGTATATAACAACTTCCATGAAGAATTTACGCACTTAATTAGTATAACGTCTTTTAAATACTCCACTGAAATTATTGGTTCATCAGTGGGAATATCAAAAAATCCACCTTCCCCTGGCACTGCGAGCCAATTTGCCACAACAGTAGGATCGCTTAAGGCTGTATTCCATCTAATCCTTTGTGCAAAGTTTACAGATGTGGGCGCCATTCCTCCCAGGCCTTCCCATGTGTTAAAACAAACAAGCCGCTCTTTGAATGGAAGCATTGCAAGGCAGCCATGAAGATAGTTTGGTATTAGGTCGATAGGTGGAGTGAAGGCTGTCCATGTCGTACCATTATAATATCTGATGGGATCTCCACCTACTGCCCCATTGAAGTTAGTAGCCCAAATAATCGTAGTCGCTCCTGCTACATTGTAATTTGTAGTCCAAAACAATTGAGCAGTATTACCAGTCCAAGTTGTAGCTGCTGTTGAAGGTAACTCTATGAACTCATCTGTTGTATAGTCGTAGACATAAGCATATTTTTGATCAAATGGAATAAGATATTCATAATTAATTCCAGGAACCAAACTATTTCTAAGGCCCATGACAGGGAGGGCAGGAAAATAGCTAAATGTCACCTTGACAGGAGTAGCAAAGCCAAGAGGTGGATTGAGAACCAGGACCATAGCTCCTGTAACGTAATTTATCGTTCCTACATCACCTAGACCATCTGATAAATTTCCAAGCCCATCATCTGTGAGAGTGAGTGCCCCAATCGCTACCACTAATGATCCCGCCTCAATCTCAGCATTTGGCTCTGTGGCCCTCAAGCCTAAGGCTGCATCTGCCAGAAGATCAGCTACGGCATAATTTCCACCAATGGCAGCGTTGGTCAATGTTATGCCAGTGAGGATACGACGAAGTCTACCAAGCAAGAAGACCCCACCTCGTTTTTTAACCCTGCCTCTCCAGCAATAGGCATCCTCGATGACAGGGAAGGCCTTTTCTGGGAGCAAGAAGCTTTGGAAGTAGTTTTCTAGGCCAGTTTCTTGCTCGTATTGCGTAATGTAATATGGCTGGTATGACATGTGGTGTCCTAAAGATTTTATTTACTTATCTGCAATATAAAGGCTCTAGGATTTCAAATAAAGACTAGAAACCACCATATAGGTTGCCAAATGGCCATTGCGACAGGCCAGTTTGCTCTGTGTAGATTGTCGATGCCCTTTCACTCGTCTGCTGAACGATAGTCCTTCTCTGGCAAAGTTTTAATTGCTCCTCTAGGAGGGGCCTAAATTTTGTCATAGACTCTATATCCCCTGCGTCAGAAAATATTTTATCTGCCGCTCCATAGGCGAGGAGTTGCCAAAGCTCTCGAAGTTGGGGAACTAGGGCGTCATCACCAGCAGTGGCAGGGGCTACAGCCAAGAAAGCAGTAGGATATTTATAGGCCTCGAAGCTGACCGTATAGGCCTGATCTGGCACAGGATAAAGGATGAATTGGTCTTGGTAGAAGACTACACTTTGGGGCCTGCTAGCCACGTATGGAATGTATTGGCAGTTGATGGGGTTCCCTGCCGCAATGGCTGTTGTAAAGCCTGGAGCAGCGTTAATTGTCACCTGCCCTGTGATATAGTTGATTGTGCCCCTAGCATTGGCTGCTAAGGTTGAATTGTCAGTCGCAGCAAATAGAAGCCCAACATTATTGTGTCCATTAATGGAACTACCGCCATCATCAATCAGTGTAATGCTCCTTCCATTGGCATCCTTACCGCTTATGAGCACGTTCCACATTATTTGTGATGCTGGGATGTCTGTGGATGGGGTGCCTATGACATAAGCAACTGAAGGAGTATAGGCTCCAGGAGGATTTGGTTTAAATCCAGGCATCACAGGAGTGTTCGTTAAAGTGAACACATATGGACCTACAGTTCCATTCCCTGTCGCCACCTGCTGTTGAAGGAGATTAAGTTGAGGATTGATCCTAAAGAAGTTTTCTCTAGATTGCGTCATGTAGCTTTGATACCCTCCAATATAGACTGGAGGCATATTGGTGAGATACAATTCCTTAGGAAAGTCATAGACTGGAGTATTGGCGTTGGTGATAAATTGATAGTTAAATCTAAAACTCTCTAATCGAAGTTGCTCACTGAGGTCGAATAGATAATACGTGTTGATGTATTGATCGATTTGAGCATCTGTAATCTGGGCAGCATTAGGACGCCCTGTTATTCTTCTTACTTTGTTTCTGATGTCTAATAGCGTAAAAGGGACTGACATAATACCTTAAGGGGTTATGTGTGGAATGATTACAGGGTTTAAAGGATAATTTGGTGATGGCGACGTGCCAAAGATCTCTGGAGTTATATTTCTGTTGTTTATAGTGGCGCTTGTGAGGGTTAGCGCATCTTCAGACACAGGAATCACTTGGCCAATAAACGCCTTATCCTTTGGAAGAGCGAGGCCAGGTACATAAGGATCAAAATTTGTAGAGTCTATGGCCATGGAAAACATATTAGTATTAATTACTGAAATTATTCCAACAGCCCCATTAATCTGTGGCATCCCAAGCGAAGGAAAAGTTGATTTGTATGGAGCAGGCTCTTGAGTGGAAGGGATGTAAACCCTGACTACTAATCCATCTTTGTAATTATGCGCGTTATATGTAGTTATTACTGCAGGATTTGTCTGGGAGATGGCAGATATATCCTGCTGATTTGGATAAAAGTAGTCAGGGAGGGTCATATAAGTTTAACCTTCTGGATCAAAAGCAGTGCTTTCAAAGCCAAATCTACGATTCCACCTGGAAATCCCAATAATAGGAACTGGGATGCCAGAATCACCTTCCCTACTAGCTGGCATAGGCTTATCGCGATCCCATTTGAAACCATGAGTGGGCCAACTACAAGTGTTAATTTTTGTAGTACCCCCTCCAGCTGTTGCGTCAATGCCATTGAGATGTCGTGCCACATATAGAGGAACTTCGTACATTTCGTTATCAATCATTATTTTATCAAATGGGGGGATTCCTGGGTATTTTCTTATCTGGACCCTCAGATTCCCACCTGGAGTCTCATAATTACGAAATCGCCCTTTGACAAGCTTAGTCTCCTCTTCGATGAATTTGTTGAGTTTTTCTTTAGAAAGTTGCTTAGGACTAGGAGGAGCTATGAGTATGATCTCCTCTTTTTTAGTAACTGGATCAGTTACTTTCATTTCTTCAACAGCTTGTGAAGATTGTTTTTCTAATTCTGCAGGTTTGCTTTCTACTACTTTTTTTGGACGCGCCATGAAACACCTCTTGTTTTAGGTTTCAAGCGCAATATTTCAAATATTAGTTATTAGTGAAAGAAATATTTTACTTTACACGATTTGCCTAACATTTCTAGGCAAGTGTTTCCAAAATGGAAATAGTTGGTTGTTAGAGGAATGCCTCTAATTCGCACAGAATCGAGCTACAATCGATTTTCTTCATTAGACATGTATTTGCACGTCTATAAGTAGATCGTGCAGTGTAGGTCAAATTAATGTGTAAATATACGATTTGAAAGTGTATTTAAGAGTATTTCCCTCATAAGAAGTAGGAATATTTACGAATATTTACGAATATTTTAAGAATAAAAAAAGGGCCTCCCAGAAAGAGAGGCCCAGTGATCAGACTATATCAGTAATGATATAGATGAATCAGAGCTAGATAGAAATTCCTTTCTTGGCGATCCAAGAATAGGTTTTGCTAGCTACCAAAATAGCAGGATCTATAATTACCCCATTGAACGACACATTGCGTGTGCGATCATCAAGGAGATTTTGGTACGGAGCTGTTGCAGCTTCGCCAACAGGAACAACCTCTGGCACCAAAACACCAAGCGCTGCAGCAGCACTTGATGGGAATGAAAAGGCTGTAAATCCTGTAGAGTCAATATTCACAGTAATTGTGTTTGTCGCTGTGTTAATGGCTGTGATTGTAACTAATTGATTATTCATTTCAATCATACCATACGCAGGAGGAACTACAATCCTGACCTTTTGACCAACAGTGAAGCCATGCGTGACTGACATTGTGATGACAGCTGACGCGGCTTGTGTGATCAAAGTTATCCTTCTATTGACAGGATAATATCGAGGATCAAACGGGACAACCCTAAAGCTTCCGCCTGTTGCAGCAGCAGCAAATCCATTCGCTGCTAAAGCATCAAGGTAGCCAAAGGTCATTGTCGCACCAACACCAACAGCTGTGACGGTAAAGTCCCATCCACCAATTTGAAGCATCCCTGTCGTGTTATATACCCTCACAACACTCCCAAGAGGAGCTGGTGTGATTGTAGAAACAACAGCAGGATTAGCATTGGTGATCGCTGTAATGTTAGCAACCAATGGTCCAAGCCCTACACTTGCACTATCATTGATAAAGGTAAAACCCCCAGTCAAAAGATCAGTGACGGTAATCACGTTAGGATTTGCGCCACTTCCTGTCTTAACTTCTGCACTATTTGCAAGTGAAGAGGCCCAGCCTGATGCTTCAATAATAGCTGCAGCATGCGCTGTATAGTCAGTCTCATTTCTGATCTTAATTTCTGTGGCCCCTGAAGGCAGAGAAATGTTTACAGGAACCAGGGTTCCTGGCGTAGTAAATGTGCCACTTAAGATGGCATTAATAGGTGTACTCATAGTTATTTCCTCCTTATGCCAAAGTGCATCGTAAGTTTAGAAGCCATTGATCGTTGAGTATTCTAGGTACTTCAGCGAATTTATACCCTACACTTGCGTTAAGGGCTAGTGGCCCATCATAGATGGGTGGTCGATAGATAAACTGTGCAGAATATCCATCTTGTTCAATAGCTGCGAAGGACTCACGCCCTACACAGAATATGTTGTAGACATCAGCCCCAAGCATAGAAGCATTAGGAGTTACAGAACCAATGCTAGATAGTAAGAATCTAACGTTGGCAACTGTTCCCCATTCTGCATCTAATGTGCTTTGTTGATTTGGATAGTTCCATTTTTGAATGAATCCATTGACGTTGTCCAACTGACCAATTAGGTTAGTGTGGCCAAGGCCAAAGTAAGAATCGCGTACCATTTTTTTTTAATTCTGTTACTTATGTGACCAACTGTTAGGAATTTCCTTATAGTTGGCGGGGCGGATTCTTCGATCCACCCTCTCATAGTTGCCTATGAGATCAGACTATCAAATCACCTTTGTCAGGTGTCTCTGGGTTTAGTCGTTCAGGCTGCTTTCGCTTGCCCCTTGTTGTCCTTGGCCTATGCCGCGAGGAGTTCCAAGTCAATTACCAAAGATTTAACGCGCCCATACGTTTTAGGCGCGGTTCCAAATCTATTTTCGCCTTCGACGCCTGTAAGAAAACTATCAATTCTGTTACTTTTAAGACTTACAAAAGAGGGATTATATGGAAAATTTTTTTTCATGCCTTTTCATGGCTAGTCTTATTTTTTTAATTATCAGTGTATCCATAGCTTTTATTCGCAACTTTTGGTAAGCGGGAAAGGCTCTTCGGCCTATCCTCCACGATTTTATATATAGTCGTGGTTCAGACTATCGAATCCCCCGAAGGGGTCTCTGGGTTTAGTCGTTCAGGCTGCTTTCGCTTGCCCCTTGTTATCCTCAGCTTATGCAGCTTGAAGGACCTCCAAGTCAATTACCAAAGATTTTGAATGCGCTAGTTTCGTTAACGCATTATTCCCACGTAGCGTTCTGACAACGAAGTCTACGTCTGTGCGAGTGATTTCTGTTGGGTTATCCCCATCACCACCACCAACACAGTTCGCAAATGTCGCTGTTCCTGCGAGCATGTCTCTCATCAACTGGTCTTCAGTTTGACGAAGGGAGACACCAAGACGCTGAGCAGCTTCGTTTAAAACAGGATCTTGATTTTGTAAGGTAACCTGCTCGTTGAGCAATACGTAGGTACCGTAAAAATCCATTTGTGCGTCAATGTTCAGCGCTGTCAAATTCTGAGGCGCTGGGGTCACACCTGTATTCCCAAGGGGCACAGGAGCTGTTGCGAGGGGGTTATACCTACGCATACGAAGGGTCGTACCACCATTACGTGGCATCGCTTTCAGTTCGGCTGGGATCTTGTGGATCATGTACGGCACAGGAACTGACAGCAACTTAAAACTAAAACTTTGCTGGACAGGAGCTGGCAAAGTTGCAGTCGTTGTTATAGTCATTTTTTGAATCTTTTGTTAAAAAAAAGACTCAGAAACTAAGCACTCTTGATAGCTTGTTGCATTTCCTTCCATAACTCCTTTCGAAGCTCTGGTGTGAGGCCGTTTTCAAACTTATGCACTTCGCCTATAGCGCTGGATTTTGTCACACTTTGGACTGAAACAGGTTTTCTAGAGTTTTCCAAAGCTTTCGCTTTTTGAGGCTGTGATTTTGCCATATCCCCTATCCCCTGTTTCTTAAGCAATTTATAGGCTGCAACGGCCTGGGCGTAAGGATCTTGCGCCAAGGCATATAAAGACATTGCTAGTTCTGGGTCTTGTGATTTCAATGTTTCTATATTGTCTCGAGTTACAACGTCGTCAAAGTCAGGGAATCGATTCTTCAATCGCTCATCAACAGTAGAAGCTTCTCGCTCGCGAATAGCCTCGTCAGCAACTTGTCTGGCCATATTTTCTGCTAGGCGCCTTGCCTGCTTTGCTGTGACAATGTCATCATCGGCCAGTTTTGCTAAGTCGTCTTCCTCGACAGGCTGCGATTGTTGATTTTGTAATCTTGAAATTAATTCTTGCTGTTCTTCTGCACGACGCTCGAGGTCTTGCATCTTCCTGCGAGCTTCTCTCCAGTTGTGCTCTTGATCACTGATCAGGGGCTCTTGAGCTACTGTAGGGGTGTCTTGCAGGACGTCCTGCTGTTCTGATTCAGTTGGGGGAGCGACTTCCTGGTTCACGCTCTGTTCTACTTCTTCAGCCATTAGCATTCCTTAGGGTAGGGACCCTCGTTACGCCTATTGATAAATTGTTGAGAGAGACCTTTCGTGGTCAACGAATATTTTTAACTCAACAATTTGTTTGATAGCTGAAAGGGAGAATTCTGTCAAATAATTGTTTACATTAGAAATTGCGAATTGAAATGGCCAAAAAATCCAAATCCTGTAAGATGGAACAGGAAAGACTAACAGCTGCCTGCTGGTTATCTTATGCGCCGACTCATGTTTCAGCATGCAGTCGGCGTTCCTGTTCTATCTTGAAACCATTTCTAGCTTCCCACATAAATTTACATAGACAAAATTTGGATATGAGAGCATTGTTATACACACAAAACAGGGAAAAGGAGTGTATATGAGCATGCCTATTGGAAATCCAGCGCCACAACCTACTTATGTCGCTGAGCCTGCTCAGCAAGAAACACAAAATAATGTTATAGAATTATTTCCAGGGGATTATCTTTGGTCGCCACCATTGGATGTGAATGACCCTCATACGCGCCCTACAGTAGTTGATACGTGGGACCCTGGGACTGTATAATCATGAAGAAGAAAAGCAAGGATCTCGCCTGGAACAGGGCTTCTGAAGGCCTTCCAGTTCATAAATGCCATTGTATAACTTTCCATAATAAGTGGCTGTCAACTCTCAGGGCAAATGGAATGAGAATATGTTTCTATGAACCAGATATAGGCATCTTTTATCCTGCGACTGGGGAGTTCCAAGATGCAATCGCTGTGACGCATTGGATAGAGATTCCAGAAACACCAGAGTTAGAGTGAGAAAGGAAGGAGTCACACATTCTCGCGTTGGTAATTCTTTTAGTTATTTCCACTCGTCGCCCTATGTAGCACTGCCTGCATTCTTTGGCATCTATCTCATGACTTATTGACCAACAGCCCAATCAAATGTATAAGAATCCTTGTCCAAACGCCTTGTAAAGCATTCCTCGACCCATTTCACAAGCTCTGAATCATATTGCTGTGGGGCTCTTGCTATTGTTATGCAATCATCCCATGAGGGCAATGACCACAAACATTTAAGACTTCCTCTCTCTGAATCAATAAGATATAATGTTTTAGTATAGTTACTATACTGTTCCATCATATCAAATGCGTGAGGTGGCGTTTGTCTTGCAATGAACCAGTCCCTGAGGACGTTATTTGCCCAAAACTCTTTTTTAGTGAGCACGAAGATGTAAAATGGATTTTTATACTTACCTTGATTATCCTCTATGCACTCCTGCATAAACTTAGCATAGTCAGGCCCAAAGGCATCGAGTGTATCGCCAACAGTTTGGACTGCTTGGGGCTTTGAGAGGATGTCATAGACCGCCTGCCCTACCCTCTTTCCCTTTTTCCCAAAACGATCATAATCGTAGATAACAGAAGAGACGTCAGACATGCAGTCACCCTAGTTAGTAGGATTTTGAGGGCTTTGGAGCCTTGTGAGCCTTGATCTTCTGCCCAAACTTCCCACTAACAGGCTTAAAGTCCTTGATAGTAGGAAGTTTTGCAGTTCTTATTCTCTTATGAATTGGTAAAGACGTTGCTTTTGCCATTAATGTTTAAACCCTTTTAAGGTTTCAGCAAGCCGCGCCCTTTTGCCTAACTTCCCAGGCTTTTTTGCAGCAGCAGCTAATTTCTTGGCTGGGATTTTCTTTCCCATGGGGACGCCCATCTCTTTATGAAGAGCGCCAGGGTGCTTGATAGCCTCTTGAATGAATTTCTTTGCCATTAGCAGCCTCTTTTTCCCTTTTTCATTGAGCCCATAAGTTTTTTATCTTCTTTATAGGCCTGTTTTTCTTCTTTCATATCCTTGACAAGATGTTTTTCAACTTTCTTGCCTGGCATTGCCTTTTTTAGCATCTTGCTGAACATTTTTTTGTCAGCAGCAGCGTCGTCGTGACCTTTCATTTTTGTCCTTAATGTTGGAGATATGGGCCTGTTAAGACAGTTTTTTCCATCTTTTTCTTTTTAGGAATTACAACGCCCTTGTTCTTCATTACTTTTTCAGCAATTTTTTGAGCCTTGCCGCCTGGCCTTAAGCCAACCATCGTAAGCCTAAAGGTTAATGTTGATTAGAAAGGTGCTTTTTTGATTTGCCAACGCTCTTGTCAATTGTTTCGTCAATTCCTTCAATCGTGTCATCCAATTCAGAGTTCTCGTGAGAAATCTTCGAAAACTCTTTCATGGTCACGTCTTGGGGAAGATTTGCAAATGATTTTTTATCATGCCCAAAGTCTTTCATCGTTGATTTTGCCATAGCCTTATTCCTCCTAAGGAATATTTTTGTTTTACAATTTGGAGTCTAGTAAATAAAGAAATTTTTGGCTATCGACAATTTTTGACAGTTTATCTATTTTTCAAAAAAAAGGAGGCTTAGGAATGGGTAAGCATAAATGGTGGCTAACAAAAAATGAGGTTAGAAGAAAATGTGGATATTGCAATGAATACTTTCTTCCAAAAAACGATGTACAAATTTATTGCAACAGAGAGTGCAGAGAAAAAGCCCAGAAATATCGAGAAGAAATGAAGAGAGCGCAGAAGAACCCACTTATTATAATTAAATGTAGGAAATGCAATAGAGAATTCAAAACTATATATATAAAAGTAAAATATTGTTCAGATATTTGTAGAAATGAAGATAAGATTCTAAAATTAAACAAAAAATGGGCAGAACACGCATACAAAAAAAGAAAGTACCAAAATCTAAGAATGCAGATGTTTTATGAACTAGGAGACAAACCATCAGACTCAGCCCTTAAAAAATGCAATGCTTGTAGAGGATAAAGGACAACTTTGATAGCGATGAGAGGGCGATAACAGAAAGCCAAAGAAGATGAAAAAAGAAGTGCCCGCTACACGGCTAAGTGTAACGGGCATCGCGGGACAGTATCTGGTAGATCTTTCCTTTTCTTATTCCATCCTACCCAGGCTCGGGATCTAGAAGCAACAAAAAAAATATTTTGAACGCCAAGGGTCCGTAGTTAATAGATATAAGAAGCCAGTGCAATGCTGGAGGTTTTTAAGATTTGTTCATGTAGATACCTTCGCCTGGCCAGTTCATCTGTACTGGCCAGGTTTTTTATTCTTCAACAAGCTTGATGCCAAAACAAATGGAAGCGAAGGCTATTGATGCCATCAAAAAATTCATTGTAATCATTGACACCATTTCTAATGTCGTCATTATATTAACCATTTTTTCATCCTCCTAACTTTTGGAATTTACAAGAAGGCTCCATACATAATCATACGAGGTATTTTCTTCACTACTGATTAACATATAGCGCTTAGAACATTTAACAAAAACTTAAAAATTGGCGCTGGCAAAAGCTGGTTATTGAGCTATTTGTTGTGGCTGCTGCTGAGGCTGTGGCTGTGGTATTTGCGATGATTCTTGCTGAGGTTGCTGTGAAGCTGCCATCTGCTGCTGTTTCATCTGCAATTCCTGGTTTTGCATATTTGTCATCTGCTTTGCCTGCTCCTGAGTATGCATTAGTGTCATGACCTTCATGATCTGGTCAATATCTGTGCCCTCAATTTGCTTTGAAGCAAGTATTAATTTCAAAACGCCTTCTATCTTATCAGTGTCGGCCTTCTCAATCTTTTCTATAGCCGCTGCTGAGTCTAGTCTAATTTTATTTAGACGCTCTTGGGCTTGGGCATGTTGCGCATCTGCAAAGCCTAACTTGGTCTCGTTATCAACTTGTGCAGCCTGCATCTGGGCCTGGGCCATAGCTTGCTCTTGTTGCTCTTGTTGCTCCTGCTGCTTTTGAATGGTCTCCATTGTTTTGTCTTTATCACTGAATTGAACATACTCTAGAACATCGCTCATAGGTATTGGTACGCCCATTTCAAGCAGGTAAAGCCGTTGTTGAAGAGCTAATTGCTTTTGAGTAGCAGTAAGAGGTGCTTCTTCAACCACAGAGTCGTATTTACTAAAAGCCCTATTGTAAAACTCTTGTGAGGGCTCATCGTTGATTATCCTCGACACCTTGCCAGGAGTCCAATTGGCCTGAATCATTTCGAGATGAAGCTTGCCCAAAAGCCTTTGAGACATATCAAGGTTATCAAATAAGCCTTGAAGGGTCACTAGGCCTGCCCCCTGCCTCAACATAGATAGAATGCCAGCTTTTTCGTCTACAGCAGCGCCTAGAAGCTCTTCATTGACGCCAGAGATCTGTTGTAATTCATTACCAAGCATCTCAGAAAGTTGCAACATGCTTGGTGGAACCTGTGGAGGCAATATCTGCTCTACGTCAGTCATTTGAGATTCAGCCCTCAAAGCTAATCCACGACCTTGTCCTTGCATGAATACGTCTTTTGGATTAACTAGTGCATTCTCTTTGTATTTCCATCCAGAGTTAATTTGGCTCTCGAGGATATCTAGAGAGGTGATAACCCTTCTGTTATATAGATATTGGGCATCCCTAATGCCTCTAGCTACGCCCTGGACTCTCCAAGGAAAATATGGTATTTCTGGCATATAATAGGCCCATACAGGCACGAAAGGATATTGATCAATGCCCATAGGGTTAGGGCCGTGATACATAACCTTTCCTTGAACCACAATGGCTAGTTTTACAGAAGGGATTTCATTTTTCATGACAATAGTCTGAGGATACATGTGAAGGAAATCCCTTAAGTCTTCCTCATCGCCCTTCCATTCAATGGTCTCGCCAGTCTCTGTGTCAACTATCACCTGCTGGCTTCGAGTGCTCATATACCAGAATTCGTCATAGAGAACTAAGTCCTGCTGGCCATAGGCATAAGACTCTGGCATAAACATAAACTTGCCGTCTCTATTCCCCCATCCTGCTAAATTCTTTATTTCATCCTCTCGTCCTGGAAGCAATGTCATAATCTGATTGCGAGTTAAATATTTTCTAGTCCAAAGAGCGTTGCAATCTGATAGGTCTTTCTTCTTGAAATAAGGATCGATGAGATAGGCATTGTATCCTACGTTGTCAACCTTGATGTCCCCATTTACAGGGTCTGCTGTGTAGTCAATGTAAGTTGAAAGGAGATTCATGCCTCCTATGACAGCGCCTTCAAAAGCCTCTGAAATCGTTTCTAGCACGTTGCCATGAGTGTTGACATGATAGAGTAGCTTTGTGAATTGATCAGAGGTCTGCTGAGCTCCTTGCTCTATAGGCGTGACCATGGTGCTTTTTCTGTGTTGCCTTTGATACCCTGTGATCATGTTGACAATTCTACGCATCCTATTAAAATTGAATTGCCTTCGTCGAAAGGCTGGCATGCTGCCATAGATGTCGTTGTAGATCGTCTGGTCGCCCGCTACAAATCTGTGGTCGATATCACTCTCGCTCCAAAAGCTTTGGTTAATTGTTATGAACTTAGCGTAAGTGTTGTCCATCATCTTTAAGATGTTATGGTCATTATCAACATAATAAGTATCTGAAAGTTGGGGAAAGAGAGTCATAAGACCTGCCAGTTGTATTATTTTCTTTACAATACTAGCTTAGAAGGATTTTTTCAAAGGGCTAGGGATTTCTCTTGAAAATAAATTTGCGTGGAGGCAAGGTGCAGAATTTATGAACAACTTCAACAGCGATGTATAGAAGATGAAGTATATATACTTACTCTTCATCTTCAGGGGCTGTGGATATTGTTCATAGCTATGACCTGTTCACTCAGGAGCGCTGTTCATAGAATGTTGAACAGCTAGCAATAGAAACAACAAACCTGGCAGAAAGGAGGGCTTATGAAGAAAATCGCTGTAATAGGCACACACGGCGTTGGAAAGACGACGTTGTGCAAAAGCTTGTCTGAATACTCAAAGGCGCAAGGCAAGCATGTAGAATGCGTTGGCGAGGTGGTAAGAGCATGCCCTTATCCCATCAATGCTGGCATGTGCTATAAGGCCGCTGAATGGATTGTGATGACACAGGTCTTAAGAGAAAGAGACGCCGAAAGAAAAAACCCAGACCTCATAGTCTGTGATAGATCCTTCTTCGACCCTATGATCTATCTTGATATGACAAGGAAAGATTATGGCAAGGGAGAAATGCACCTCCATAGAGGCCTTAGAAACTTCACAACAAACTTTCTCTTCGCCTATGACGTTCTCTATTTCGTCCAGCCAACAGGAAAGTCAATAGAATCAGATGGATTCAGAGATACGAACAAAGAGTTTCAGGAAAAGATTCACAACTGGTTTTCAGAAGAATTAGACGAAGCCTTGGATAGTTATTATCGTGCCAAGGAAGAGTATAGTCTAGATCTTGATGATGATAAAATCATTATCATAAATTCTGATGAGGTATTTGATGATCCCTTAACCACAGTAAAGAGGATTTATTCAAAATGTTTTTCATAACTTGGGCATTAGTCGCCATCGCCTTGAGAGGAACTTGGCTAAATGCCAAGGGTAAAAGGGATGGTTTTTGGTTCTGGGTGGTGAGCAATACAGGATTCGCTATTGTTAACTTTCTCCTAAGCCAATATGCTATGAGCGCTTTATTCACGGCCTACCTTTTTTTAGCAATCAAAGGCCTTAAAACTTGGAGAAAAAATGGATAAGAAAGAATTTTCAGAAGAAGAGATCGACTTCATAGCTGCAAGAGCAGCAGTTTACATTTCAGCTGCAACTGAAGCCTACAACAAAGAACTTCAAAACATTGACAAGACATCAGACAGGGCATCTCTTGAGGCGACAGCTGCCCTCAGTGCATTGGCAGCGATTACATTGAGTATAATAACTTCGATAACTGGGAACATTGATGACTTATGCACCGTGTTGACAGATCATATAGATGCCCTTGATAAAATTTTACTTACCGTGGAAGAAGCTCCAAGGGAAGCGTACAAGGCCATTCCAGAAGCAGAAGGATCGATTGTTGACACCCAACCATGACATAGACCCATACATTTGTGCTGAGTTCGACATGACTTTCGACAAAATAGTATCAAGATCAAACGAGATCATTAATATTTTCAATAGAATTGAGCTATTAACAGCGAAACTAGATGACGACAAAGAATGTATAGCCAAACTGAATGCATTAGCTCGCATGACAGGTTACACCATTGGAGAGATGATCATGCAAGGCAATGATGCCAGAGTCATGTGGGAAATGTTTGGCAAAATAGTTCAGGATAGTCTTATTATAGATGCGCTCGAGTGGAGCGAGTAGGCTGGAATAGCTCAGTTGGTAGAGCAGCAGTTTTGTAAACTGCCTGTCAAGGGTTCGATTCCTTTTTCCAGCATATTCCTGCTTAGCTCAGAGGTAGAGCAGCTCGCTGTTAACGAGTTGGTCAGTGGTTCGAATCCATTAGCAGGAGAATTGGAAACAATGAATTTGATACAGAAGCTGAGTAGAGAAAAAGATAATGCAGAGTTTTCAGAGCTCGTACACTGTTATTTTAAATTAGCAGTGATGAGGGTTATGCAGGAAATTAGGGATAAATATAATGTTTCAGAAAATGAAATTCAAACACTTTTATTGGCAATATTTGCCCGCATGCTAAACGAAAGCTGTTATGTACTGGGAGGTCAGATCAAAAATGGAATTGAAATCAGAGAGATTTATAGTAAAGAACATTTATTTAATCTAGTCAAAATATTATCTGGAGAATCGCTCGATCCAAACGATAGAACAGATATCGACGTAAATCCTATAAGTAGAATAGAAAAATTTAAAGAATTTGTTTTAAAAAAAGCTTCGGATTTCTATCCAGAAGCAGGAAATTAGGATAAAAGAATGAAGAAGGATATTAAATTTATCAGAACGCAGACAAACTGCATTGTCAATCTACAAAACATCACAAAGATTTATGTGACTTCGAATAGCAGTGATACTATTTGGATCTTAAGGGCAGAACATAACTTCATGAACGAAGACTTGGGTAGTTCCAAACGTTCCTAGGTCTATGTAATCTGGTTTGGAACTGAGGATGAGGCAAATGATGCGCTAAATACCCTAGCTGAAAACCTGAGCGTTTTGTAACGGCCTTGCTCATAAGATCGGCCATCCTCTTCGATGGATCCCTTCTCGGATTTTCCTGGCTCCGGCTCAGCGGAACTGGCCGACTTTTTGTGCTCCTTATGAGCAAGGTCTTTGTAACAAAGGCTATTCCCCAGGCTTTTCAGACTTCCCAGGGTACTTATAACTACCTTTCTTCTTGGCTGTCACTTCCCATTTCTCGAGCAATGCCCTCACGTCAGGCTCTGATGAGGTAAAGTTGATCTCCTCTTTCTGACCTAAGTAGAATTTCCCAAGCCAAATAAGCATCGTAGCATTGCCTTCCAAAGCCTTTTTAAACTGTGCCTTTCGAAGACTGCTCTTGCCATCTTCACGACCACGCTTAATAACTTCCGAATAACGATTCTCCAATGTATCTACAGAGCATTTCATTACAGCAGCGATTTCGCCCATCGTGCATTGAATACTCGCCAATTTGAAAATCTGTCCTTCGTCAAGATCCAATTTAGGTCTAGCCATTTTATGCCCTCAAGCTATATTTCAGAGCATACTCAAGATATGAATTATGTCAAGCATTTATTTTTATTCAGGAATTGAGAGCAAAAAGCTTGCTAGTTAATAAGCTAACATGTTAACGTTGTGGCATCGAAAAAAACCAGACACTTTAAATCTTCAGCCGTTGTGGGCTGACTGAATTGTAGAAAAACTAGAAAAGTGATATGACAACAAAAAAATGGAGCAAAATATGGACCAAATCAAATTCTCAGAAGAGTATACTCACTCAGGGCAAATTTACTACGAACCAGCTAATGCAGATGCTTGGGAGGTCATGGACTTCCTTGGGGCAAGTCAAGGTATGCTGAACGAAACTAAGTTTGACAAGATTTATGAATGGCTAGAGAAGCTAGGCCATCCTATTAAGATTATTCAGTCTAAAGAATATGCAAAAAGTGTGGGAATGTAAAAGGAGGTTAGGACATGGAACAGAAAAATCTTGAAGAAATCAATATATTAACAAGAAAGCTTGATTTTGTATTGAAAGAATTTTGGGAGAAAGATAATGAAAAAGATCTATCTCTTGAAAGAATAATAGAAAAAAGGAACATTGTTCTGAATTCTATAAACACTGTATTGGCTTTATCAATTCACAATACAAGTGAAAGAAGTTTTTGGCCAAAGGCAATAGGAATTACAGTCGCTCAAACAGTAGAATTACTTTTTGGTAAAGTTGAGGAATAGATTAAGACCTTGGGGGCCCACAAAGCCCCCTTTGTCTACTTAGGAAGGTCCACAAGGTCCAGAAGGTCCATTAGCCCCTTGAGCTTCCAAGGCCCTCTCTCTGACAATCTCATCATACCCCGCGAACACAGAAGGTCCATCAGAGAAGATGACAGCACAAAGATGATTAGGCCCATTGGCGCCTCTTTCATTCACGCCGCTATGGCCCCCAGGATTCCCCCTAGGTCCATCGCAGCCATAATCGTGGGCATATTCATTACTCCCCCCACAATCAGCCCCACCATCCCAATTCCCACAAGCATCGTCACTCGCCATTAATTTCATCGAGACGAGGAGAAGCATAGAGCTGTAGTGGATAATATTGTCGCCTACTCTCCATGTAGTAAATCCTTTCTTCATCTTCAATCCTGTGTTGAAAATTTACCATTTGCATGTTTTTTCTTCCAGATTTAATGACGTCATTAATACTGTCAATGAAATCTTTGGTTTCTTGCGAATTTTCATATTCCATCAAATTTCTCCTTCATCTAAGGGAATAGCTTCAATTGGCAAAGGCTTTTTGTTTCTAAAGCGAATCACATTTAAATGGTTTTGCTTTAAAGGTAGAAACAAAAGCTTTCCATCTTTGTTTTTTCGATACAAAGATAAATTGTATCCTTTCAATTTTTTAGAGGAGTTAACAGCTACAAACAAATCTCCATTTTTTCGCACAGAGACATCGACTTTGATTTGGTAAAAATCTTCAGAGGTAAGAAAGCTTAAGGGTAACAAGGGTAACAGGGCTATGGAGAGAAGAGAAAGCATCTTGACCATAAATTCTCCTTGAGGTGATGAAAGTCACGCCAAGGAGGTTATGGATAGGCAGAATTTTAGGCTACAACTTTTTTGCCATTGAATTTCGCCAAGATGAAATTTTGTCCATAAGGCGAGCCTTGACAAGAGACATTATGGCGTCTTCAAGCCAAGTTGGAGATCTTTGTTTTTTAGGTTTCTTCATTTGAAATCTCTAAAAATCGAGAGTGTTCTTTATCAAATCTTAATCTAACGTCCCCTGTTATCCCATGTCTATTTTTCAAGACATAGATTTGGGCTTCACCAGGGCGATCATATTTGTCATATGAGTCTCTCCTGTCAATAGCTATCACAAGGTCACTATCCTGTTCTATAGCACCAGACTCTTTCAGGTCGCTCAAAATTGGCGTGTGAGTAGTTCTTTCTTCACATTTTCGTGAAAGTTGCGCCAGACAAATCACAGGGATATTTAGGTCTTTGGCCAAAGTTTTCAAGGCCCTAGTATAGTTGGCAATTTCCAGATGCCTATATTCAGGCTTGTCTTTTGAGCTAATTAATTGAAGATAATCTATAAAAATCGCTGATATATTAAATATCTCTTTCGCTCTCTTTGCTTTTGAAACTATTTCTTCAATTCTAATTCCTCCCTTATCATCAATCAACAACATCCCTTTATCAATTGAGGTGGCTGATTCCAAAACTTTCTCAAAATCTTCAGATGATAGATCACCTAAGTGAATTTTCTTCTGATCCACCATTGATATTTGGGAGTAAATCCTTTCTTCAATCTCTTTGTAGTCCATCTCTATGGAGAAAAAATAAGCAGGCTTGTGCTGTTTTGCCAACGAAACTGCTATGTTGACAGCAAGAACGGTCTTTCCCATGCCAGGCCTGGCAGCAATAGTGATAAGTTTTCCTCCCTCTATTCCTCCCATTAAGAAGTCTAGCCCCTTTATTCCTGTGGCTAGGGTGGCGTCTGGCGTCTCCTTTTTCATTTTCATTTCTAGGGCTTTGGAGAAAGAGTCTTTCATGTCATAAAAGTCTATCCCAAGCTTTCCTGTTATATTTTCTTCAAGGCCATTTATCATAGACTTGAAAGCTAAAATTATCTCACTAGAAGGGCTCCTAATTTCCTGGTCAAGAATAGCTCCAAACTTTTTGTAACACGATTCAATCTCTCTAAAAAGGGCATGGTCCTTGACAATATTGATATAATCAATCAGATCCTCTCTGCTTGCCACATACCCTCCAAGGCAAGTAGCTAGTTTGGCATAACCCCCAACTCCATCTAAGAGGTTTCTTTCCTTCAATTTATTGGCAACCTTCTCTATGCCAGGGCGCACCCCTGATTTGTAAATATCTGAGAGGGCAGAGAAAAGTATCTGGTTATCAAGAAAGGCGAACTCATTTTCCTTCAGAGATTCGATGCCTAAACACAAGTTTTCTGTATTTTCATTCATCCCAGACAGGACTAGGATTTCACATTCATAGCTAGCATTTTGTCTCATCGTTGTTTTTTCCTCAGGTTACAGCAAATTTTGTAGATATAGGGCACAAAGTCTTCTATCTTCCTTCCATGCCAGGATTCCTGTGAGGTAATGTCTATTGCCTTCCCAACTATAATTGGCGAAAACCCTTGAAACCAGGCGATGTCTTTATGGTGCATCAAAAACCTCTGAGACCCAATTTTGATGGGAGACTGTAGGAGGTCAGCTGTTTCGTCAGCCATCTCTTTGGAGCCAGGAGTTGGGGGTGGCCCTTTCATCTGCTGTAGAAGTTGCCTTGGTCTTTCAGAATCTGAAGATGAAGATGAAGACGAGGCGCTGGGCGCAGGGGGAGCTTTTGGCGGGATGGGCTTCGCCCAAGCCTCTATGTGTTTCTTATTCTTAGTATTAGAACATATATCCACCTTATATATAGGGGGATGCAATCCATTTCGTCCCCCCCCCATGAAATTCATTTCGTCCCCAAAATATTTTTGAAAATCCATGTCAGGATGAGCTCTTTCCCAGGCGGCGACATGCTGATTTTTTTCAGCGTGAGTAGCTTTTGTCCAAATGAGTCTATGAGATTGCTTATCCCTCTCCACTATGATCAAGTTTAGCTCTTTGAATTTTTCTAGATATTGCTGAACTCGGCGAGGTGTTTTTCCAGAGACTTCAGATAAATAGGCGTTGCTAGCCCAACAGAATCCCCACCTCATGAGAGCTGTCAAAAGCCCATAGAACATACGATGTCCATCAGTGAGATCAGGATGTGTTGCAATAAACTCTGGGATTGTGCGATCATGTCCTGGCATGGAAGTTCTCCTGTATGGGATAGAAGAAGGGCCGCCAAGCACACGATCTTCTATCTCAGGTTTATAAGATTTTCCATCTTGTACCAAATCTAAAGTTGGTAGTCAAGCTAGAAGTTGGGCCAGGGTCAAAAGCCCTGGCTTTTTCATTCCTTCACCAGAATACCTCTAATTCGCACAGAATCGGCCCTAGAATCGACGATCGCCATTTTGGTGGTGTACCTAGACCTTTAAACATTATAATTGAATATGGGGCGATTAAAGGGCATAAAAAAGCCCTTCATCTCTACCAGCACGGTGGGCACCAGATCAAGTAAAGAGAAGGGCTAAAGCCTAGGCAGCGAATTTATTCTGCCACTGAACAAATGAATCCAGGATTTTCTTCCTATTGCTGGTGATCAAATGATCAAGAGCTGGAAAAAGGGGCGCCTTATTCTGCCATGAGGCTAAAAATTCCGCCATCTCTTTTTCTATGATCACGCAATTTAGTGTAGGGTCGTCCATCATTGCGTCAGCTATTTTGTGTGACAACTCAGCAAGTTCAGCGCTTCCTAACTTCTTTGGTTCAGGAGTTTCTTCCTTCCTAACTTCCTGCTTCATATCTGTCTTTTTTGAGTCTTTCCCACAAGCAGAAATTCCATCATCATCCTCAGGGGCTACACCAAAAGCAGAACTCAGGCTAAACCTTCTTGCATATGTAAGACCAGCTCCCATAGCCTGGGCGTCAATCCCCACCATACTCCCAGTCTTAGCGTCCCATTTTCCTATAGGGACTGCTGTCACCCCACATGATATACTTTCACCTGACTCATGCATAATGATTGTCTCAACAGAGGCGATGCCAGGTGTTGGGTGAATCTTTTGGATAAACCATAACCCATGATTCGATAAGGCTGGCTTGATAGCGTCTACGACGTTCCCAAGATCAGCATATTTTGATCTAAAGAAAGGATTGTTTTTATCCTTCACTGCGCCTTCAATCTCTTTAAAGGCTTCTGCCATGGCTTTGCAAAGTTCTTTCATTTATTTTCTCCTTATATCTTGTTTTTGAGCTGAGTTTTGCTTATCTAATACTTTATTGAATTTGTCTATCTCAATCTTCAAAAGCCCTATGGCATCATCTATGTCTTTGAATCTTTTGAAAAGATTGTCGATGTAAGAAATACCCTGGCTGGGTATATTGTCGTGCGAAATCATCTTTTGTTCTCCATTCGATGGTTGTCTGTCACTCTAGTGCCCCACATACGCTCACAACAGCGTGTGTGGGGTTTTTTATTTATCTTGAACAAGACCTACAATCTTAATCCCAAGCTTCTTGGCCCTTTCTATCATAGCTATTGAGAAAGTCCTTTTGTTATTTATCTCAGCGATGGCCTTAGATAAGTCACAAGCTGGCTTATACAGTGGCCTTCCTCCAAAAAACTCATATTTTAATCTAATCTCCATAACGCGTCTTCCTCCTCTTGATTTACAGGATTAAAATGTCTATATGCTTCTAGGACAGCCATTGCCCTAGCCATCATTTTCGATGAATATTGGAATCTCCTTGCGTGTGGCAGCCCGCCACCCTTATCAAGCTGAAGGAAAATAATCTTATCACTAAGATTGTCGACCCCATTTTGCTCAAGGAGATAATGGTATAGAACGCCTTGTATAGCCCAAGACCTTCCTGTCTTTCTGTTGTATGAAGCAGAGGTCTTCCAATCTACAACAATCAATTCATCTTCAGCCTTAAACTTCACAAGGGCGTCTACCTGCCCTGTTATCTTCAACACGTCATCATAGTATCTCTCCTCTGTTTTTCTTACAGATGCCTCTGACTCCACCATAAACGTCCTAAAGCTTTCAAAATACCCTTCAGCCTCTTCGTCTACAGTTACTGGGATACATTCCAGGTAAAGGTTGATGTATTCGTGAACCCTCACCCCAATACATCTTTTGTTTTCGAGAACACCCTTTGGGATGCCTTCAAAGTTATTCCAGGGCGACAAGATCTCAGTGATTCTTGTGTATCCTGGCTTTATCTCCTCATCCATTTCATCTCCTATTTTCTCCTAATGTTCTTTCAAGACGCTAACATCTTAGCTCGTTAACGCATTTATGCGCAAGAAAAAACAGGAAGAAAAAAGTTGTTAAATAAAACACCATCACATATGTCTGGGTAAAATTAAAATTGAGGCTATGTGATGATAGACATAGAGATAGATGGTCCTCCAATAGCGTGGCAGCGCCCTGGGCATAAGATGCTAAGAAATGGGGAAAAGAATGTAAGTATCATCTATGACAAACAAAAAAAACAAAAAGAGGGTGTCAAATGGCAGATGATGGCCCAATTTAGGGAAGAGAAATTCACTGTTCCACTCTTGATCGACATAACATTTAGGATGCCCATCCCAAAAGGGGCGTCAGGTGCATTGAGGACCCAAATGATCAATGGCATCTTTCACCATATGAAAAAGCCAGATGTAGACAACCTTACAAAGTTTGTCCTGGACTGTATGAATGACCTCATCTTTGTCGATGACAGCCAGATATGCACTCTCTATTGCAGAAAAGTCTTTTCATCTCAGCCTTCAACTTTAATTAGGATAAAACCATTTACAAGAAATGATTTGCAGAAAGAGGCAGACCAAATTAAAGAGCTAGAAGAGGATGAATATAATCTACGAAACCCTGGATGGGGAGAAAATAATCGAAGTTGTGTTGACAAAAAAAGATATGTTTTTAATACAGGAGAAGATGATCGTCTCAAGCCTGTTTGAGATTGAAAATCAAGTTTACAACATAGGCGTTCGCCTAGCAATGAAAGGGGAAGAAGAAGATGCCACTAGTAAAGGGAAAAAACAAAAAAGCAGTAAGCGAAAACATCAAGACTGAAATGGAAGCTGGGAAGCCTCAAAAGCAGGCTGTAGCTATAGCGATGTCAGTTGCTGGCAAGTCCAAAGGAAAGAAAAAGAAATGAAAAGGGCGGCAGACATAAGAGGCGTGGTGAAGAGACAGAAGATGTACTCCACCCTCGCAAGACATGAAGGTGAATATGCTCTGAAAAAAGAGCATGAGGAAAAGAAAGAGGGCGCCCCTGAAATGGCTAAGGATAGCGCTAGAGAAGCAAATGTTGCGTTCCAATTTGCCAAGAAGAGAAAAAAAATAGCCGGTCTAGAAGAGAAAAAACTAAAGCAAAAAAAAGAAAAAACAAAAAAGAAGAATTAAAGATATGACATACCAACAAGAAGATCACAAGCCCCTCCAACCAATTGAAGTCAGCCTTAAATACATGGCTTGGAACATCAAGGAGATTAGCGAGAGCCAAAAGACTATATGCAAATACATTGAGATCATTGCGAAGAATCAAATGCAACAGATGCAACAAACTCAGAAGCCAAATGGCCCCACTCCAGTTAGGACTATGCATGATAGGAACGAAGAGGTCCCTTTCTAAAAAAGGTAATAGGAGGAAAAGCTATGAGATTTTTTGATTGGATAAAATCTAAATGGAATGGAGTGGACAAAGACCCTCCTGACGCCTGTTTTCATCTAACTTTCTTGTGTCAAGATCCTGAGCATCATGTCTGTGTTGATAAACCAGAACCTGCCCAGGAGAATAAGCGAAAGGTTTACCCTAGGAAAAGGCTAGCAAAGCAAAGAACTAGAAAGAGGGGGATAGAGAGAAGGAGAGTAATTATTAACTGCTTTGATCAAGATGTCGAAAACTTTATCAATGAAATATTGGTATTTGATGACGTATCTAGGATAGAAAAGCCAATGATTTATGAAGAATATGAGGAGTGGTGCAACAAAAAACACATTCTTCCAAGGCCGTACAATGGGTTCTTTTCATCATTTAATTACTCTTGTAGAGACAAAAATATCTACAGTTCAAAGAATAAAGAAAACAAAGGGATATATGTAGGAATTGGCCTTCAGTCTTGCTGTATGAGAAATGATTGATGAATAATCTTTCAGACAAACAGCTCTTTTCCCTTCAAGATTCAGACGCAAGGATGAATATCTGGGAAGGGGCTGTTCGCTCTGGAAAGACCTATATAAGTCTTTGGAGGTGGCTTAAGGAGCTCACCTATGGGCCAACAGGTGAATATTGCATGATCACCAGGACTTATGACTCCTTCAAAAGAAACCTCCTCCCACAACTTACGAGAATGATTGGCTGCCAGGATGTGAGATATTATTCTGGCAAAAGGGAGATGAACATCTTCAAAAAGACAATACACATTATAGGCGCTGATGATGAGAGAGCTGAGGCCAAGATAAGGGGCCCTACATTTTCAGGGGCCTATGTTGATGAGGCGACGATCATTCCAGAAAGCGTATTTAGGATGCTAATTAGCAGATGCGCCATGAAGAGTGCTAAAATCTTTGCCACCACCAATCCAGATAGCCCTTATCATTGGTTGAAGAAAGACTTTTTGACAGATAACCCTGATGTCAAAAGCTGGAAATTCACCCTTGATGACAACCCAGAACTAACTGAAGACGAAAAAGACTATCTCAAGAGACAATATAAGGGCATTTGGTTCCAGAGATTTATAGATGGTAGATGGGTTCAAGCTGAGGGGGCGATTTATGACTTCTTTGACACATCCATTCACACTATTGACTTCCCTCCTGGCCAGGCAGAGTTTTATATTGTGGGGGTGGACTATGGTACGAGTTGTGCTTGCTCCTTTGTTCTTATAGGGATAAACAGATCCAGATATCCTAATATGTGGGTGGAGGATGTCTACTACTGGGATAGCAAGGTTAAGCAGCGCCAGAAGACAGATACAGAATATGCTGAAGACCTAAAAATCTTCATCAAAGACAAACCTATCAAAGCCATATACATTGACCCTTCAGCAGCTAGTTTCAAGCTGGAGCTAGGGCGTGAGGGCGTTTCTAACCTATTTGATGCAGAAAATGAAGTCCTTGATGGCATTCGACTTGTGAGTAAATTTCTCTCAAATGGGACATTAAAGATTTGCAGAAAGTGCGAATCATTGATCAAAGAGATTCAGGGGTACGTGTGGGACCCTAAATGTGGAAAGACTGGCGAGGACAAGCCATTGAAAGACAGGGACCATGCTTGTGATAGCTTGCGATATGCGCTCTATACGCACTTCTTTGGAAAAGAGCAGTCTAGAATGACGGCCCAGGATTTAGACCGCCTATATATTGAGGCAATGGGAGGATCAACCCTCCCAGCCCCATTCAGAGATATACCAGGAACTGATAACAGATTTGTTTAGCTATTTCGTTATCAGATTATCTAGCTCCTGCCCTATAACTCCTTTCGCCCTTATCTCAAGATCTTGTAAATGTTTATCTAGCGTTTCAGCTGTAGGCGCTTGAGGCGTAGATGGCCTAGTCAATATATAGGCATATCCTGAGCCCACAACTATAAATATTAATAAAAGTATCAAAGCCCAAAATTTAGCAACTGTTGGTATCGTCATAACCTTTCCCCTATAATGGTTTAACAGGCACTTCAACCTCTGCCTGCGCATCTGTCTTTGCTGTCTCATCGACAAGATCATTGGCATATCCATGAGTATCAGCAATTGTAATATTTACTGTACATGATGGAAGCGCGCACAGGATCAAAAAGAATAAAAGATTTTTCATGTTGACTCCTTTTTCTTCTTCATATATCATCTCCATTCCTTAATTCAAAGGGAGTATTAATATGAGCTCCATTCAGCTAGAATTGTTCGAAATAAGTGAAGCAGAAAGACTAAAAGACGAAATCAGAAATTTAGAAAAGAGCCTTGGGAATGTGCGTAGGGGCATGTTTAGTAGGCATGATGAACTTGAGAAAAAGTTAGTAGAGGCAAGGGAAAGGAATGAAAAGATTGAGGAAGCGCTCCATCAAATGACAGAGCGCATGAGGCGTTATGAGGAAGCTTTATTCCCAGAACTGGGGTCGACAGATTTAGTGGCTGAAGGAGCAGAATCAGGGCTGAGATCTAGATTTATTCCTGTTTCTTCCTTGATAATGGCCTCACAAGCCTCTTCTACTGGATTATCTCTGCCCCAGAAATAGATTGAGACGATGCCAACAACAATCGAAGCAAATACAGCGATGCATACCAATACAAAACTACTCATTTTAAACCCTTTTATGCCACGAGATGGCCCCAAAATGTACATGTAACATTTACAGCAGTGATGTTTTCAATACTTACTGTCTTTGCTGCGCCATTTACAAAAACATTAATGTAGGCGGTATCTCCAGACACCATATAAACTAGAACAGAATTTGTTGATTTATAAAATGTCGCTGCACTAGCACAATTAAATGGGTTGACAGTGTTTAATATAAAACTTCCACCTGTCGTAACCAAAGTGATATCAAGTTCGCTGTTTCCAACTAGGAACGGGGCAGCTCCTATAGCTATCGTCGTTCCCATAAGATATATGCCAGTGACAGGAGCTGTAAAAGTACTCACTCCATCAAAATTGCTACCTTGATCAAAAACAGGATTTGCGAAAATTACTTTGTAAAATGTTCCATCGCCTAACACATTATTCTGTGTATCAGCATAGGCCATGAAGGCAGGCTGTAGAGGATAATTGATCTCTCCTGTGGAATAGACCTCCATCACGTCAGTAGTCCCAAGTGCTGCCCCTGATGAGACAACAAATTTATCTGATACTGAATTATCAATACCCCAGGTCCATATCCCTCCTGCTGTAACAGAAGCCTGATAGTAAGCATCCCCTCCTGCAGGGCCTCCAGCAGCTGTTATAACCTTGGCGTCTGAGGCGACGACGTTATAAACATTATTTACAAACACCCCTCTCGTGGCCCCTGAATTTCCATAAACGTAGAAATCATTCAGGCATTGATTGCCAAGTTCATTGACAGTTTTAATCGTCATACAATTGTAGGATTCCCTTTAATGTTGAGTGCCACCCAAGTGGTGTTGGCTACGACACATAATATTTCAAGGCCGTCGTAGGTATCTACTGAGGCCACAGACCCTCCAACGCCAGGGGTTGTGGAAAATATTCCATCAAACACTATGTTTTGCCCTGCATTCTGAGCCACAGTCCATCCTAGAGACGTGCCCTGGACTCTTATGACTGTTCCTACAGCGGCGAGAGCTGGAAGAGTTAATGTCACTCCTGCCCCTGTTATGCGACTGTAAAGTTCGCTGGGTTGAATGACGCTACCCCTTTAGCAGCTGTTGTAGCGTTGTTGACAGTGATATTTACTTCATTGTTTAGAGGAACGCCGCTAGTGACAACGCCTTGAGCAGCTGTACCTAAGATTTTTGTATTCCCAGCCCCATTAGGTGATATTGCAACAGCATCATCTCCAGAAAGAGTTTGCATAGTCCCTGTACCACCTACTGAGGAGACAAACCCATTGACGACAGTGAAGTTGGCTGAATTAAAGGCGCAGACTCCCCTTTGGGCTAGGCCTATGGCAGCAGCAGCGGTAGCGTTTAGGGCTGTAATTTTCATCGTGCTGGGAAGGTTTCCAGCTGTTTGAATACCTTGTGTGGTCGTCCCAAAGATGTTACAGTTGTTAGCTGTTGGGCTTATGATGACGGCGTTGTCGCCTGTAAGGTTCTGGATCCCAGCGCCCCCACCACCACCTGTTATCTGAACCCACACCGCCTGTTTCCCGCCACCAACAATGTTGATGTCTCTCATGAGCATCCAAATACGATTTAAGATGGTATTCATCCAGGTGTCGCCTGGCTGGTAGTTGTTAACGTCTTGGAGGTTGTTAGGGTCGCGATTGTGAAAGGTGATGTTGCCAGGGTTAAGAGGACGAACGCCTACATAACCTGTAGGATTCATAGAAGGAAGTTGACTTGACATATTGTTTTCCTAATTAGGAGATAAGTTGTCCAGAAAATAAAGTATAAAAATCTGAAGCATTGCCAAAGATTGCGTCAGTCTTTCCTGCTTCGCCAGATGAATATACAGCAATATTTGCCGTATCTGTTGCCGTCATATGTACTACTTGTGTTATAGATGGATTCATTTGTTGGTTACCAGCAGCTTTTTGAATTCTGTATCTATATGTATT